CAAAGAATTTAATAACTACGTATATTTAAATAAGGCTTCTAAATTATATCTTGACGCATGGAATCATATAATAGATGCAATTAGATATAATATTATCTACCATTTAGATAATCCAAATCAAGGCAACTATCATATTTATTAAGACAAAAACAAACAATTTACGTTTATACATTATGAAAGTAAAAATTTCAATCCCAACAAGTTTAAGTGAAATAAAATTAAGCCAATATCAGAAGTTTGTTAAGATTGCAAATGAAAATGAAGAAGGCACATTTCTAAACCAAAAGATGGTTCAGATTTTTTGTAATGTAGATTTATTTGTAGTTGCCAAGATGAAGCAACAGGATCTAAATTATGCAGTTGGTAAGATTACGGAATTGTTTAAAAAGATTCCAGAGTTAATAACAAAGTTCACTTTAAATGGAACAGAGTTTGGATTTATTCCTAACCTAAATGATATGTCTTCTGGTGAATACATGGACTTGGATGGGTACATAGTTGATTGGGAAGATAGTCATAGAAGTATGGCAGTACTTTACAGACCAATTAAACAAAAGTTAAGTAATAAGTACTTGATTGAGGACTACGAGGGAAGTGATAAGTTTGCAGAACAAATGCTTAATGCACCAATGGATGTTGTATTAAGTAGCAAGGTTTTTTTTTGGACTTTAGGTCGAGAATTATTGAAAAGTACGATGGACTTTTTGGAGGGGAGCAAGCAGATGAGTTCAGCGAACAAGCACAATTTGGGAAAAGATGGGGTTGGTATTCTTCAATATTAAAGACACAGGGTTTGTGCATACGGTTAGCACAGGGGACATCTTTGAAGTTGACTTGGTTAAGCAGACTATATATCCTTTAAGCCATATCATAGTAAACAATGCAAGTCCAAGAGAATTTGTAAGTAGTTACAATATTTCTATTTTATTCATGGATCTTGTTGATGTAAGCAAAGAAAATTCAACAGATGTATTTGAAGGCAATGATAATTTATTAGATATCTTAAATGACCAATTAGCAATAGCACAAAGATTGGTGAGCAGTTTAAAGAGAGGTGATTTATTTAGCAATTTAGTTCAGATTGATGGAGATCCATTGTGTGAACCATTTACAGATAGGTTTGAAAATAAAGTTGCTGGATGGACATTGACATTTGATATTATTGTACCTAACGATATGACTATTTGCTAATGCAACTGAAGAACACAGAGGCTTTAATAAAACAATACAGAGACTATGTAATTCAGCAGTCAAGGTCTAACCTATCCAAGAGCAGAAAGAACAACACGAAGGAGTTGTATAATAGTTTAAAGGGTGAGATAGTAAGTGAGAAAGATTATACAATAGTTGGTTTTAAAATGGCTGACTATGGAATGTATCAAGATCAAGGTGTTAAGGGAAAAAGTAGTTCATACAAAGCACCTAATAGTCCATTTAAATTTGGTTCAAAGTCTGGACCTAAAGGTGGGTTAACAAATGGAATTGAAAAATGGGTAAAACAAAAGGCGATACAATTTAGAGATAAAAAAAGTGGTAAATTTATTTCATATCAATCTACTGCTTTTATTATTTCCAGAAGTATTTACCAGACAGGGTTAAGACCAAGTTTGTTTTTTACTAAACCATTTGAAGCAGGAAAGAAGAAGTACATTGATGGGGAAATAGGGCAGGCATTTGCAATGGATATAGATTACATAGTTGATTACGAATTAAAGAAAATAAAATGATAATATACGCAAGATCTCCTTATCAAATAGAGATTAATGAAGCATCACAAGTTGGAAGTAAGTTGGAGATATTCCTTTGGAATACACCTAACTCAATACCTGCAACTGCTACTTACACCTTATCTAAAAAGGTAGCATCTAATGCACAAAGATCTACAATCTATAATATATCTCCATACATAAGAGAATACATTGATAATATTGTTTCAAGTGATGGGACAAACAATCAATGGTGTAATGTTTCCATAAAAAGATACAAGGAAACATCTGCAGGTGCATATACTTTAGTTGATACAACTGCTTATGCTGGAGTGGATGGATATAATAATTACATTGGTGGCTATAATCAAACCAATCCTTTAAATAATTATTGCCTATTGGCTGATAATACTAAAGAGATTCAGTACAATTTAGGTACTATTCCTTTTGTAAACGTATTAATTAATAATGCTTTAGGCGATAAATTAGATGTTGAATATAAGGACACAAGTAATAACAATGTAATTACTACCCCTATCTTTGGAACGGGAGTAAGTGCAGGAAAATATATGTATAAAGTGCCTTTGACAACATCAAGTGCTAACTATAATAACGGAACAATTACAACTTTAAAGTATTTTGTTGGTGGTACTTTAACCTATTCATCAATATTTAATGTAACTCCTATTTGCGAGTCTAAATATACACCAGTACAATGTTCTTTTATTAATCGTTTTGGTGGATGGCAGTTCCTTACATTCTTTAAGGCACAAACAAATCAGTTAACGGTTACAAGTACTATGTACAATTTGCTTCCAAGTAGTTTTAATTACAATGCTTACAAAGGACAATCCAAAGCATTTAATTTTAATGCAAGGCAAACCGTTACTTTAAACACAGGATTTGTTCCTCAAAACTATTCAGATCTCATTCAAGATTTAATGTTAAGTGAAGTTGTACTTTTAGACAACAAACCTGTAACTTTGAAAACAAATCAAACAGATTTAAAGACAACTATTCAAGATAAAAATATTAATTACACGATTGATTTTGAATATGCCTATAACTTATTAAATAATGTAATATGATTAATGTAAGCATTTTTGTTTATGGGGATGATGGACAAGCAAAAAGACTTGAATTGTTTGAGGATGAAAATATATCAATCAATAGTTCAATTCAGAATATAAATGATATTTCTAAAGTCTTTACAGATTTTAGTCAATCGTTTACCATTCCTGCTACAAAGACAAATAATGCAATCTTTAAACATTGGTATGAAAATTCTTTAGATTCTACATTTAATGCCACCAAAAGAAAAGATGCTTACATTGAGATTGACACATTACCATTTAGAAAAGGAAAGATACAATTAGAAAAGGCAAGTTATAAGAAAGGAGATATTGATAATTATACATTGACTTTCTTTGGATCTCTTATATCGTTAAAGGATAAATTTAATAATAGATTTTTAAGGGACTTTGATTATTCTGCTTATAACTTTGCATATTCGGGTTCATTAGTAAAAACAAGAGTTACTGGTAATGTTGGACTTGATGTTAAATTTCCTTTAATATCTTCAAAGAATGTTTGGCAATATAATACTAATGGAACAGATGTAAGTAATTACGACATAAGTAAAATAGGAACTCCAATTTCGTATTTAGATTTATTTCCTGCAATGAGAATAAGTAAGATACTTGAATCTATTGCAACTCAATTAGGTATTACTTTAAGTGGAACTTTTTTAAGTAATCCAAAATTTACAAATGCTTTCTTGTGGCTAAAAAATACAGATGTATTTATCCAAAAAGGATTTGATAACAGAATATATTTTCAAACTAAATCAAGTACTACAGGAACTTCAGACATCTTTGATTTATCAACTAATGTTTTAAATTTTGTTCAACCTCCTACACCAAGTTTTGTTAGTAATTCTTACATAGATATTGACTTTACAAGTGGATCTGGCATTAGTTTTATTTTTTCTGTTTATAAAAATGGAATCAAAATTAATGAACAAACTGCACTTACAACTCCAGCAGGTTTTCCTATAAGATTAAATGTTGCATTTATTGATAGTGGAGCATATACATTTTATATATCTTCAATAACACCATTAACATTTACATCTGTTTATTATTTATCAATAAATAGTGGTTCTGGAACAAGTGCAGATGTAACAGTTACGCAAAGTACTGCGGAATGGTATTCAGCAGGTCAAACCTATGATATATCAGAATATTGTCAAACAGATGAAATAGATTTAGAAAGGGTAAGACCTTTTAAAACCTTTAATTTTAATTATCAAGAATGTGAGAATTTATTGGCAACTGCTTTTCTTGCTCAATCTGATATTCCTTATGGTGATCTAAAATATGAAATTGATAATGATGGTGAAGAATATTCAATTGAATTGCCATTTGAGAATATGCCATTTAGTAAATTTACTGATACTAATTTACAAGTAGGATATTCTATTAAATCAGATTATAGTGCTTATATACCAAAGCCTGTTATTCTTTATGATTATGGAGTGATTCAAACATTGACATCTACAAAAACATATTATTTTGATGATGGTACATCAAGTGCAACTGCCACAACTTATAATTTATTTGGACAAGATACTTTAGTATCGAGTGCCGTTAGTACTATTAATTGGGGAGCAGAACAATCAAGTTATACTAATTTTGTTGAACCTAATTCTTTATTTCAAAATTACTATTCAGCATATTTAACAAATACATTTAATCAAAAGGCAAGGCTAATGAAGATTAAAGCAATTTTACCAATTTTTCTATTATCAAAACTTGCCTTAAATGACAAGATAGTTATTAGGGATAAACGATATATTATTAATTCATACCAAACTGAATTAACAACTGGAGAAACAAGTCTTGAATTAATGTCTGATTTTAGAAATATTACTTTAGGGACAACCACTACAACAACAACTGTTCCTACGACTACTACGACAACTACTGCACCAACAACCACTACAAGTACCACAACCACAAGTACAACAACTACAAGTACAACAAGTACAACTACAACAACTGAAGCACCAAGATTTACTTATTATCGTTGGGATGTTAGTACTTTTGATTGTTCTCAATCTAATCCGATTCCGTTCTGGGCATACACATCTTATGCAAATGGATTTAAGATTATTAACGGAGATGGAATAACAAGGTATTTAACAAGTGGAACGCATACTAATTTTACAAATCAGATTAATACAATCATTGATTCAAGTTGTGCAACTACTACAACTACAACTACTACCTGTCCTCCTTATGGAACTTACTTATATGAGTATTGTGGAGGCGCACCAGATTACAATAAAATTGGAGTATTTGCCGATGGTTCATGTGGTGAATATGCTTCCGTAATTGCTTACAATGATCCTGCCTGTGGATATACAACAACTACTTCCACAACTACAACTACATTACCTCCAAGATATACTTTCTTGCGTTATGATGTTGTTGTTGAAGATTGTTCAATTTTTAATCCAATTCCATTCTTTGCAACAACTAATTATACAACTGGTTATTATTTTGTAAATGGTGATGGAATTATTAGATATGTACAAAGAGCAACACATAGCAATTTTACAAATCAAATTAATAGTGTTATAGCAACTTCTTGTACTACAACTACAACTACTACAACTACTTGTTTGCCTTACGGAACTTATATTCGTGAATTCTGTGGTGGTGCGCCAGATTATAACAAAATAGGTGTATTTGCAGATGGATCATGTGGAGAATATCAATCTGTAATTGCTTTTAATGATCCTGCTTGTGGTTACACTACAACTACCACAACAACATTGCCAACTACAACTACTACAACAACATTACCAACTACTACTACTACCACAACTACGACAACTACAACTTGTCTTCCTTATGGTACTTACATAGGCGAGTTCTGTGGTAGTGGACCAGACTTTAATAAGATTGGTATTTTTGCAGATGGTTCTTGTGGAACTTACAATTCGGTTATTGCTTATAACGATCCTGCTTGTGGATATGTAGCACCTACGACTACTACGACAACTACTGCACCAACAACTACGACTACCACTACAACCACAACTGCTGCTCCTAATTGTCAACAATATACATTGAACAATTATGATACTGAATATTCTGATTATTATGATTTCCAATCATGTAATGGTACATGGAATTATAATGTAGAATTACAAGCAAATGGAAACGTAACAATCTGTGCAAGACAAGGAACGGTTACTGCTGGAGGTGCAATAAGTGTAAGTTTGCCACAAGGAAGTTGTTCATAATATGAGATATATCTGTTGTCAACCTGCGAATGATTATTATTTATGGCAAGTAGAAACTGTCATAAATAATTTCATGTCGCATGGAATCAACCCTAATCAAATAGATATAATATTGGGATTTACTAATGAGGATTTAACAAAGTGGAGAATCTTGCAAGAGCATTATCCAAGCATCCGGTTTTTCTTTTATAAAGACACAAGAGAAAATACCAGTTATATTCCTGCCATTTACTTTAATCTTATGAAACAACATCTTGCATCTAATCCTGCATTAAAAGATGAAGTTTTGTTTTTGCATGATTCGGATATTGTATTTACAGGAACACCAGATTATTCAAAGTTTGAAAAAGACAAGGTTTGGTATTTAAGTGATACAAATAGTTATATTAATTATGATTATATCATGCAAAAGGGGGAAGATCTGTTAATAGATATGTGCAGAATTGTAGGTATAGATTGTTTGATTCCTAAACTAATGAACGATCATAGTGGAGGCGCACAATACATTGTAAAGGGAACAGACTTTAATTTTTGGGATAAGGTTGAAAAGGATTCAATAAGTTTATATCAATACTTTATAAACAAAGAACCTTATTATGTTAAAAAACATGAGCATGACTATCCAATACAGAAATGGACTGCTGGTATGTGGTCATTGCTTTACAATGCTTGGTTCTTTGGACATCAAACGAAGGTAGTAAAGGAATTAGATTTTGGATGGTCTACAAGCGATATATCAGATTCGGTTAAATATAAAATTCTTCATAATGCAGGTGTAGGTGATTCAAATAGTGGGATGTTTTTTAAAGGAGAATTTACACATAAATTGCCTTACAACACTTATTTAGATTTAGATAAAAATAGAAGTAGTTATTATTATTATAACGAAGTGCAGAAAGCAGGTTTAAATTCTCCATTATTATAAGACAAAAACAAACAAAATACGTTTATGATAAAGAATATATTAGATCTATTAATGGTCAGAGGTCATTATGGAAAACACGAAGTAATAGAGATTGCAAAGGGTAAAAATGAAATTCCAAAAACTTGGAAAAAAGGATATAATCAAATAAAAAGATTAATAAAATGGCAACAGAAATAGAAGTTGATTTAAATGTATCCAGTAATATTGGTGGATCTATTAAACAACTAAAAGAATTAAAGAAGCAGTTAAAAGATACTGAAGTTGGCACAGAGGCATTCAAGAATTTATTTAATCAAATTGATGATTTAGAAGATAAGATTAAGTCTGCTAAAAATACTTCATCTGATTGGGTAGATTCATTAGAAATGGCTGGTGGTCCTCTTGGTGCTTTAGGTGGTGCAATAAATAAAGCAAAAGTTGCAACTCAATCATTTAGTGGAGCATTAAAAGCCACAGGGATTGGTTTAATTGTTGGTTTAGTTAGTGGATTAGTTGCGGCATTTAATGATAATGAAAAAGCAGTTAAGAAATTACAACCATTATTTACAGGTTTAGAAAAAATATTTAACGGAGTTTTTGCAGCCATTGAACCATTATTTAATATATTAGTTGATTTGGCTATTAGTGCTTTGCCTATGGTTTCAAAAGCAATGCAAGTTGTTTATAGTTCAGTTACAACAGTAATTAAATCATTAGGAAGTCTTGGTAGTGCAGTTGCTAAATTTATTAAAGGAGATTTTAGTGGTGCTTGGAAAGATGCAAAAGCATCTGTAACAGATTTTGGAAAAAATTATGATAAATCGGTTAAGAATTTTGAAGATGGTGCAAAACAATTAACTAAAACTGAAAAAGAAGAATTAGATAAACGTAAAAAGAATAGAGAAGCAGCAGCATTAGAATTACAAAAAGAAAGGGAGGCAGAGAAAAAAAGAATAGATGATGCTTTTAATGAAACACTCCAAGTACAAGGAGATAATCAGATGAAGGCTTTTGAAAAGGATGCAGAGCTTGAAAATGAAAGAATACAACAAGAAGGTCAAAGATTATTTGATTTATACGATGTAAGACAAAGAACAATGGCTACTTATGAAGCCAATATTACTGCCGATGCTAAAGAGCAAGCAGATGAAAGAAAAAGAATTGCTCAAATAGAAGCAGAAACAAAAGCAAATATTCAACAAGCATATGTTAATTATGCGATGCAACTTGGACAAGGTTTGCGCCAAATTGCTGGAGAGAATAAAGAGTTAGCCATTGCAGGTATTATATTAGAACAAGGTGCTGCCATTGCAAGTATTGCTATGAATGCAAGTAAAAACTTTGTTAAAGATGGAGGTGTTACAAGTCCATTGGCATGGGTTGGATTAGCAGGTTCGGTTGCAGCTGGATTATCAGCGGTAAGTGCTGGTGCTAAAGGTATCCAAGATATTAGGTCTGGAAATGCAAGTGGTAGTAATATGTCTTTTGGCAATCCACAAATGACACCAAGTTATTCAACTGCGCCACAATTTAATGTAGTTGGCACAAGTGGAGTCAATCAAATAGCACAGGTTGTAGGTCAAGGTCAACAACCAGTAAAGGCTTATGTTGTTTCATCTGAAGTAAGTTCACAACAATCTTTGGACAGAAATAAGGTAATGTCTGCAAGTTTAGGGTAATGAAAATGTAACAAAATTTTAAATATACGTTTATACATCATGAAAATCATAGAATTAATAATTTCAAACGATGAGGATGGGATTGAAGCCATAAGTTTGGTAGACAGACCTGCGATTGAAAGTAATTTTATTACATTGGCTAAAGAGTACGAAATGAATTTAGCCGAAGTAGATTTAGAAAAGAAAATATTAATGGGACCAGCATTGATCCCTAATAAAATGATTTTCCGTAAAGATGGAGATACAAAATATCAAGTCTTCTTTTCTGAAAGTACAGTAGAGCAAGCAAGTCAAATGTACTTGCAAAATGGTAATCAATCTAATGCAACTTTACAACATAAAGCCAAAATAGATGGTATGTCATTGGTTGAATCTTGGATAATTACAGATCCAGAAATGGACAAATCTAAGTCTTATGGATTTAGTTTACCTAAAGGAACTTGGATGGTATCAATGAAAGCAGACAATCAAGAAGTTTGGGCAAAGGCAAAAAGTGGTGAGATTAAAGGGTTTTCTATTGAAGGGTACTTTGCTGATAAATTGTCTTTAGAATTATTGCCAGAAATTAGTGATGAAGAATTAGTTAATCAAATAATAAACGTAATAGAAAATGAGCAAAGATAAAACATCAAGTCCAAAGGGTGGCAATCGTGGTTGCTTATGTGCAGATGGCACATATAGTATTGAATGTTGTGATGGTGAGTTACAATCACAAGGAATAGGTTCATTAGTACAAAGTGTAGCATCTAATGTTGTTAACACTAATGCACCAAGAACTATTGTAAATGTGAGTAATTAATTAAATATATATATGGAATACAAAAGCACAAAAAATCGAGTTAAAGCAGTTTTAGGCTTTCAGGTTAATTTGGCGCAGATGAAGTTAGAAGATGGTGTTACCATTGTCGAAGCGGAAGAGTTTGCACCAGAGTTTTCTGTTGGTATAGTTACTGCCGATGGTGTTGTACCTATGCCAATTGGCGAGTACACATTAGAAGATGGAATGGTTTTGGTCGTTGCAGTTGAAGGTATTATAGCCGAAGTTAAAGAGGCTACACCTGCAGAAGAAGCAACACCAGAAGTAGAAGTTGAAGTGGAGGCTAATGCAGCACCACAAGCACCTGCACCACAAGCAAAACGAGTGGTTGAATCAGTTAGCAAGGAAACTTTCTTTGCAGAAATTGAAAAATTAAGAACTGAATTGTCTTTACAGATAAATGAAGTTAAAGCTGAAAATGAGTCTTTAAAATTAGAAAAAGAAGCATTGGAAGTTAAATTAAATTCTCAAGAGGAAGGTGCTGAACCAATAGTTCAGAATCCAGAGCCAGAAGAAAAAGTGCAAGGATTTTCATTTGGTCAAAACAGACCAGAAACAATCCAAGATAAAGTTTTTGAAAAAATGTTCAACTAAATTAAATTAAATAAAAAATGGCTACTACAACAAGTATCACCACTACCTATGCTGGGGAGTACGCAAATAAAATTATTGCTGCTTCTTTGCTTTCTTCACCTACCATTGATCGTGGTGGTATTGAAGTAAAACCAAATGTACGTTTTAAGCAAGTTATTAAAAGAGTTGCCACAGATGGCATCTTGAAAAATGCAACTTGTGATTTCGATGCTACATCGACAATTACTTTGACTGAAAAGATTTTACAACCAGAAGAATTCCAAGTTAACTTGCAATTATGTAAGAAAGACTTTGCTTCTGATTGGTTATCTGCCGAGCAAGGATTCTCTGCTTTCAAAACTTTGCCTAAATCTTTTGCTGACTTTTTAGTTGCTCATGTTGCTGCTAAAGTTGCTGCAAAGAACGAAACTAATATCTGGGAAGGTGTTACTGCTAACGCAGGTGAGTTTGATGGTTTATCTACTTTATTGGCTGCAGATGCTTCTTTGCCTTCTGGTCAAGAAATTGCTGGTGCTGCCGTTTCTTCTTCAACTATCGTTGCTGAATTAGGAAAGATTGCAGATGCTATCCCTTCTTCTTTATACACTAAAGATGATCTTTACATCTATACATCTCAAGCAATGGCTCGTGCTTATGTTCGTGCTTTGGGTGGTTTCGGTGCATCTGGTTTAGGTGCTAACGGTACTAACGCAATGGGAACACAATGGTACAACAATGGATCTCTTACTTTTGATGGTATCAAGATCTTTGTTGCAGATGGTCTTGCTTCTACAAAAGCAATTGCTGCTCAAAAATCTAACTTGTATTTCGGTACTGGTCTTATCTCTGATTTGACTGAAGTTAAGGTTATTGATATGGCTGACATTGATGGTTCACAAAATGTTCGTATCATCATGAGAATGACTGCTGGAGTTCAATACGGATTTGCTTCTGATATTGTTACTTACGGTATCACAAATGCTGCCAACTAAAATAAATAGCACCTCATTAATTTGGGGTGCTTATTTTTAACTTTTAAATTCAATCAATATGCCTTGCGATATTTCTTTGGGGAGATTAGAACCCTGCAAAACAAGTGTTGGTGGATTAAAAGCAGTTTATTTCATGACTGAAGGAGATGCAACTGGTGTTACTTATGATGTAACAAACACAGATGCAATTTCTGCTATTGCAGGGACTCCAATCGGATTCAAATATGATTTGAAAGGATCAAGTTCATTTGAGCAAACGATCAATTCATCAAGAGAAAACGGAACTACTTTTTTTACACAAACTTTAAATTTAAGTTTAAAGCAATTAACTATCAAAGACCATAAGCAAATTAAATTGCTTGCTTACGGTAGACCACAAGCTATCGTTGAAGACAATAATGGAAACCTTTTCTATTGTGGATTAAAAAACGGACTTGAGGTTACAGGAGGTACAATTGTTACAGGTGCAGCAATGGGCGATATGTCTGGTTACACTATTACAATTGTAGGCGAAGAACCAGTACCTGCAAACTTTATAACAACTACTTTAACTGCTGCTGGCGTAACGGTTACATCTGGAGTTTAATAAATTTTGTTTGTTTGGGTTGAAATTAGGGGGCAGATGCTCCCTTTTTTCGTTAAAAAGAAAACAAAACTACTTTTTTACGTTTATACACTATGATCGTTTTAAAATCTTCTGCAAGCAATCAAGAAGTATCGTTTATTCCAACAAGATTAAGTGATGCCAATTATCTATTTATTAAGAATGAAACAACTAATGTTGAAACATCTCATAAAATAAATTGCAAGAAGAAAAGTTTTTTTAGCACTTTCAAAATGGTTTTTGATTTAGAAGAAGGGCATTTCTATTCTTTTAAAATCAAATATTATGGGGTGATAAATAATAAGTTAGATTATCACCTAGTTAACAACATTAAAGTATTTTGTACTAATCAAGTTCCAGATAATTATTCTGTTAATAATGGTACATACACAAGCAATACAGATTCAATAATATTCTATGAATAAGAAAGATCATTTAAATTCACATTTTATTCAGTTGGAGGCATACTCACAACCTAAAATTGTAGAATCAAAGCGAGATAATTGGGTTGAATTTGGAGAGGACAACAACTTTTTCCAATTCTTAATAGATAGGTACAATGGATCTACCACTAATAATGCCGTAATTAATAACATTTGTAAATTAATTTATGGTCGTGGATTAGATGCTACCGATGCAAGCAAGAAGCCTAATGAATATGCACAAATGATAATGCTATTCAGAAAGGATATACTTAAAAAAGGAATTTCTGATTTAAAGTTATTGGGGCAATATGCTTATCAATTAATCTACAACAAGCAAAAGACTGAAATTGTAAGGGTAGAACATATCCCTGTTCAATTATTAAGAGCAGAGAAATGCAATAAGAAAGGCGAAGTGGAGGCATATTACTATTCAGATAACTGGGAAGATACAAAGAAGTTTGAGCCAAAACGTATTCCTGCTTTTGGATTTGGTGATAAGACATTAGAGATTCTCTATGTTGGTAATTATACGGTAGGACAAAAATATTATAGTAATGTTGACTATGTTGGTTGTATTCCTTATGCTAAACTGGAAGAAGAAATAGCAGATTATTTAATTAACGATGTTCAGAATGGATTCAGTCCAACAAGCATTGTTAACTTTAATAATGGTATCCCAGATGAAGAAAAAAGGGAATTAATATCAAGACAGGTTACAAAAACATTAACAGGATCTAAAGGGAAAAAAGTAGTTGTTTCATTTAATAACGATGAAACCAAAAAAACTACTGTTGATTCAGTTCCTTTAAACGAAGCACCAAAGCATTATGAGTATTTATCAGAGGAATCCAAATCCAAGATACTTTTAGGACATGGTGTTGTAAGTGGTTTGCAATTTGGAATTCCAAGTGCAAGTGGATTCAGTTCTAATGCAGATGAATTAAAGAATGCAATTACCTTATTTGATAACATGGTTATTCGTTATTTCCAAGATACATTCCTTGATGGAATTGATAAGGTTTTAGCATTTAACAAAATCAGTTTAAATCTTTATTTTAAGACATTGCAACCATTGGAGTTTATTGACTTAAACCCTAATGTAAGCAAGGAGCAAGCACAAGAGAAAACTGGTGTTGCTTTATCTTCACATATTGATGAATTAAACGTTGAAGAATTTGGTGAAGACATTGATTTAAACGAATGGGAATTAGTTGATTCAAGAATAGTTGACCATGATATAGAAGATCAGTTAGATGCAGAATTAGAGGCATTAAACAACCCTAAAAAGTCATTGATGTCAAAGATTTATGAGTTTGTAAGCACAGGAGTTGCAAGACCAGATATTAAATCTGAACAAGATGGCAAATTATTTATTTCAAGGTATCGTTATTCTGGGGACACAACTGAAAAGAGCAGAACCTTTTGCAAGAAAATGACTGCTGCAAATAAGTTATATCGTAAAGAAGATATAATGCGTATGAGTGAAAAGCCTGTGAATGAGGGATGGGGAGCAAAAGGAGCAGATACTTATGATATATGGTTATATAAAGGAGGTGGTGCTTGTCATCATTTCTGGACAAGAGAAACATATAAGAGATTTACAGATCCAAGAAAAAAAGGATCGGTTGAAATTACACCTGCACAAGCAAGAAAAGCAGGTGAGATATTACCAAAAAACAATAAGTTGGTTTATACAAAACCTATTGATATGCCAAATAAAGGATTTTTACCAAAATAAGATATGGCTACTGCATTATTTATAAGTAGAGATGAATTGATTAAATATACTGCATTGAATGGAAATATCGACACAGATAATTTCATCCAATGGGTTAAGTTGGCGCAAGACATCCATATACAAAACTATTTAGGAACTGATTTATTTAATAAACTAAATGCGGATATAGTTGCTAATACTTTAGCAGGCAATTATTTAATGTTAGTTAATGTATATATTAAACCTATGTTAATCCATTGGTCAATGGTAGAGTATTTACCATTTGCAGCATATACTATTGCTAACAAAGGTGTTTATAAGCATGGTTCAGAAAATAGTCAGAATGTTGAAAAGTCTGAAATAGATTTTTTAGTAGAAAAGGAAAGGTCAATTGCTCAATCTTACACAAGAAGATTTATTGATTATATGTCATTTAATAATAATTTATATCCAGAATACAACTCAAACAGTAATGCCGATGTGTTCCCAAGTAAAGAAGCCGATTTCATTGGTTGGGTGTTATAAACCCAAGAAAGAAAACGTTAAGAAATTAAAAGTATATTTAAAAAAAATAGAAAATGAGTCTTAATTTTAGCCATATAAAAGCAGATACATTCGATCAAGTAAACTTTGAGTTGAAGATTAATGATGTTGCAAAGAATCTTACAGGTGCAATTATAAGGATGCAATTAAGAAAGACTGCAGATGACACAACACCTGCTTTATCATTGACATCTGTTGCAAGTGCTGGGATAACAATCACATCTCCTACTACTGGTCATAATGGCAAACGATATAATTGATATAACAGTTACCGATAATTCGGATAATGTTCAAATTAATGCAACACCTAATTTAGTTACAATTAATGTATCAAATACATCGGGTAATATTGTTGGATCTAATTATTATTTAGTAAGCAGTTATGCTGCATTGCCTGTCGTTGGTGATTCAACTACTCTTTATATTACTAATGACACAAGTTTAATGTATCGTTGGAATGGTTCTGCTTATATTCAAGTTAATTCGGTTACATCTTGGGGAACAATTACAGGTACTTTATCTAACCAAACTGATCTACAAACTGCTTTAAATTTAAAAGCACCATTGGCATCACCTACATTTACTGGTACTGTTAGTGGAATAACCAAATCAATGGTTGGGTTATCTAATGTTGACAACACAAGTGATGTTAATAAGCCAATTAGTTCAGCAACACAAACTGCATTAGATGGCAAAGAGCCAACAATTATTGCTGGTACTTCAAACCAATATTATAGAGGCGATAAAACTTTTCAGTCATTAGTTACAACTGCAGTTGCTGAAGGCACTAATTTATATTTCACTAATGCAAGATCAAGAAGTTCAATTAGTTTAACTACTACTGGAACATCTGGTGCTGCAACATACGACAACATAACAGGTATTTTAAATGTACCTGCTTATTTAGGTGGTGTAACATCGTTTAACACAAGAACTGGAGCAATCACCTTAACAAGTGGAGATGTTACAACTGCATTAGGGTTTACACCTGTTACGGATGCAAGAACTATTACTATCAATGGCACAACCTATGATTTAACTGCTAATAGATCTTGGACAATAGCAAGTGGAGTTACTTCATTCAATACAAGGACAGGCGCAATTGTTCCTACTGCTGGGGATTATACAACTGCTTTAGTTACTGAAGATACTAATTTATATTATACAAATACAAGGTCAAGAAATGCCATAAGTCTAACTACAACAGGTACAAGTGGTAGTGCTACTTATGATAATACTACTGGTATTTTAAACATACCTGCTTATCAAGGTGGGGTTACAAGTTTTAATACAAGAACAGGTGCTATTACATTAAGCAGTTCAGATGTTACTACTGCTTTAGGATATACACCTTACAATGCAACTAATCCAAACGGTTATACAAGCAATGTTGGAACAGTTACAAGTGTAGGTGGTACAGGAACGGTTAGTGGTTTAAGTTTAAGTGGATCTGTTACAACAAGTGGAAATCTTACATTAGGTGGTACACTATCT